CAGTGCGAATGTAATGCCAATCAATTGGCTACATTCGACTTACAAAATGATCAAGCGGCCTCAACAAAAGAATAAGAGTAAGATTCCATTTGAGGAGAAGGAGGAAGGAATTGAGAAATGGAATCAAAGTCATGCCGATAAATCATATCTTCTATCAAAATTTGAGTATTAACATCAACACCGAAACATTCCGCGAACAAAACGCGAGTTTCAGGCGAAGGGTTGAAATTGGGAATTGGGAATTCATCGGGAGGTTGAACATGATAGCCATCGTCGACGAATTTGGGATGCACATGGGCCGTCATTTTTAAAGCTTCATGTGCCATAACACCAACTATGGGGCACTGTGGTGTCTCATAAAGCGTGCTCAACGCCTTAGCACGTAATAATTGGTCCATTATTGTTGGGCCAGCATTGATCATCGAGCTAGTCCAACCAAACTTGGATATAAAAATTCTAGGATCGCGAATTATAGCACCATCATATGAAAATATTAGCCCACAAAAAGACGCGGTGCAAACATTTTTATTTAAAACTTGTGTAATCTTGATGGTGAATCCAAGTTTAATATACAAATCAGATGTCAATTCGGCTTCGGTAACAAAAACGCCATCATCACCTTCAACAAATCCATAAAACTTACAAGACTGTTCAAAGCACAAGAATTGAACAAGCATGAGATTTGTAAACCCATTTCCCAAAGAAGTGCACATATCGCCAGACATCCGCCTACCATAAACTTCAGCATAGCACTTAGTACGTGTGCGCATCTTATTTAAACCGATATGTGCAGTGGCAATCTTATGAGCATCAACAAGATTGCCTAAACAATGTTCATACAGGACACATTCACAAATTTCCATAAATTCGGAAGTGAAATGAGATTCAAACGCTGTAAAATCAGTGGAATAAACATTGGTTGACGAACTAACACAATCCTGCAATCTCCTCATAGAAATAGATCTCTCCTTAACAGGAACGTGTTTTATAAAAGGACACCAGGGTTGACCGAAATTGAATTCATAAACAACTCTTTCAATCGATT